GCAGTTAACTTCAGGTATTTCAATTCAAAATTGTGAGAGTTCTACAAGTGCTTTCAGTTGTGGGACAAGAGAAGGTGAAATGGATAGTTTTATTTTAAAACAATCTATTAAAGATAAAGATGGAAACACTCTAGCAACCATGACTACAACAAGAATAGATGATGCAGGGTACAATAATAATTCTAAGCATTTTAATGACAATCTAATTTATAATGGCACTGGTGCTTATAGTTATGAATGGGAATGGCAAGGTAATGATAGTGCTTTAAGTTCTACCGCATTGAGTGGTGTAAATTTATTAGGTGCTGAGTTACTTTATGAATTTCCAACAGAAGATTATTCTCCTTTAACAGTGCAAGAACAACAAGATATAAATGAGGCTCTTGGAACTCAAGACTTAACTGAAAACCAAATATGGGACGTTATTTCTGGCATAGAAGAAAAGATTGCCATGAAAATATATGAGAGTGGTGTACCAGAAAATACAAAAATCGAAGTAGAGTTTACAGAAGAAATGAAGGTTTATGTTAAAACTTCAAATCCAGTAAATACTAATGTTGTTAATAAAGTAATTGAAGAAGTTAAAAAAGAAGAAACTATTGAAAGCATTGCTAAAGAAGTAGTGCAGATGGTTAAAAAAGAAACTGAAGAAAAAGAAGAAGTTAAAAAAACAATAACGGAAAAGGAAACAGATGAAAAAGAAACCAAAACCTTACAAACCAAAGCCATACAAACCGAAAAAGTAAAAACAGAAAAGAAAACTAAAGTAGCTTCTTTATCAGACAAATTAGATAAAGTTGATGTTGTAGTAAAAGATGTCTCAAAAAATCTTGAGGTTAAGAACTTACTTAAACTAGATGCCATGCTTAAAGATGAGGTGTCGTTAGTTGCGTACACAAATATAGAATTTTATAAACCAAAGAATATTTATCTAAATCAAGATTTCATGCTTGATAACAGACTTATCTATGCGGATATAAACCTAGATGTTTACACAGCGAATGACCCATTGGTTATCAAAGAAAGAAAATTAGAACAAATTAATTATAAAAAACAAAAACTATTAATAGAAATAAGGGAATTACAAAATGGATAAAAAAATAATTAAGACACAATTAATACACCTATGGAATGACCATAAACCGTTTATGATTGCAGTAGCAATTCTCATAGTGATTGCATGGATAAACTAAAGAATAACTTAACTAACATTGTAGTTCTGATTGGACTTATAGGAAGTATAGGAGCAGGATTTATAAAATACGGTGAAGTTATGACTAAGATAGATGTGTTAGAAAATTCATCTAAAACAGTTGATTTATCTATCGTTGCTGTACTTAAAGAAAAAGTTAAAGCACTAGAAAGTGTTGATACAAAACACAATCACACTGACATAGCAATTAATAAAAAAAGTATAGACTTATTAAATCTACTTATTGAAGAGATGAAAGAACAGTCAAAAAATCCTCTTCAGTAGAACATGAAAACAGCCAAGTCTTATGTTCCTAGAGAGAAACCGAAAAAAAGAAAAGGACAACATGCCAAGTCAAGAAACAAAGGAAGTACCTTTAAAAAGTACAACCGACAAGGAAGACCGCAATAGTTTAACCAATATTATAAAAGAGTTGCCACAGTTATTAGTAACTCACGCATACAATAAATTAAAATCAGGAGACGAACTAACGGCATCAGAAATGAAAGTGTGTTTAGAAGTTTGTAAAACTTACAGCACAGAACCTTTGACTAAAAAGGAAGATAACATTCTTGATGACATACCGTTTGATACAGATGGACAATAGATTAAAGAACTTTAAAAATTTTCTATATTTATGTTGGAAGCATTTAAACTTACCTGAACCAACACCAATACAATACGATATCGCAGACTATCTACAGGCTAAAGAGAAGAGATTAGTTATCGAAGCGTTTAGAGGTGTAGGTAAATCTTGGATTACTTCAGCGTTTGTCGTTCACCAATTATTATTAAATCCGCAGAGAAACATATTAGTTGTATCTGCATCTAAAAGTAGGGCTGATGATTTCAGTACATTTACACAAAGATTAATTGGAGAGATGCCTTTACTGGCTCATCTAATTCCTAGAGACAACCAAAGACATTCAAAGATTAGTTTTGATGTTGCACCTGCTACAGCCAGTCATGCACCCTCAGTTAAATCTATGGGTATCACAGGTCAGTTAACAGGTAGTAGAGCAGATTTAATTATTGCAGATGACGTTGAGAGTGCGAATAACTCCCAAACGCAACTTATGAGAGATAGATTAAGTGAAACTGTAAAAGAATTTGATGCAATTATTAAACCAGAAGTAGGACGTATTATATTTCTAGGTACACCTCAAAATGAAATGTCATTGTACAATACATTAGAGGAAAGAGGTTTTAAGACAAAGATATGGACAGCATTAGTACCAACTAAAGCACAAGCAGTTGGTTACGGAAATAAACTTGCTGACATTATCGTAGGTAAAGAAGGAGACCCTACAGACCCTAAAAGGTTTGATGGCGTAGATTTGATGGAGCGTTTAGCTTCTTATGGTCGTTCAGGGTTTAATTTACAATTTATGTTAGATACAAGTTTGTCTGACGCAAATAGATACCCTCTTAAACTAAATGATTTAATAGTAGCTTCAGGTTGTTCAACTTGGAAAGATGCACCTGCAAAAATACAGTGGGCTTCATCACCAGAGCAAATGAAAGGTATAGACCCAGATATTCCTAATGTAGGACTTAAAGGTGACTACTTTGTAGCCCCTATGCACATGAGTGAAGAATTTACTCCGTTTGAAGGCACATGTATGTCGATTGACCCTAGTGGGCGAGGTGAGGACAAAACAGCTTACGCAGTGCTTAAAATGTTACATGGAGTGCTATATCTGACTGCTGTTGGCTCGTTAGATGGTGGATATTCAGACAATACCATGTCTCAGTTATCTCACATTGCGAGAAAACATGATGTCAACTATGTGGTTATCGAGAGTAACTTTGGTGACGGTATGGCAACACAATTACTTAAACCTATCATGGCTAAGATACACCCATGTGAGATTGAGGAAGTTAGACATAATATTCAAAAGGAGAAACGTATCATAGATACCTTAGAGCCTTTAATGAATAGCCATAGGTTAGTCATAGATGATTTACTAATTAAAGAAGACTTTAAGAATGAACCTGACCATCAGTTGTTTAGACAGATGACAAGACTTACTAGAGACAAAGGTTCGCTTAGACATGATGATGCCATAGACGCATTAGCTATCTGTGCAAACTATTGGGTGACACGTTTAGATAGAGACCAACAATTATCTTACAATCAACACAAAGAAGACTTGTTAGATAAAGACTTGGAAAGATTTATGGAACACACAACTGGAATTAGAGGAGAAAAACAAAGATGGATATAGAACATACTAAAGCAGAGATTAAGAAAGAAGAAGGCTTCCGTATGGAAGTTTATAAAGACACTCTAGGTTTTGAGACAGGCGGTTATGGTCACAAAATGTTAGAGGGTGAAGAAGCACCTACAGACATGGCAGGGTGGACTAAGTTATTTGAAAGAGACTTCGCAGTAGCGGTATCTGGTTCAGAAGAATTACTAATGTTATGTCCTAACATACATGAGACTGCTCGTAATATAGTAGTTGAGATGTGTTATCAGATGGGTAGCTATGGTGTTTCTAAGTTCAAAGGTATGTTATCAGCACTCCAAGACAGTGATTATAAGACTGCTAGTATAGAAATGTTAGACAGTAGATGGGCAGTTCAGACCCCTAACAGGGCTAAACGTATGTCTCAGCGTATGGAAGACATCTAGTATGAATAGAAAAACTGCTTTCGTGTTTAGACTTATGAGTATTATTAAGAGATGCCGAGAGCAGGGTAAGTTTAAGATAGCGATTTATTTAAAGAAAAAATATGAGTAGGTATTCGTATCTACTAAATGACCACTTTCCCCCTTCGCTCACGCAAAAAATGCCACAGAATGACAAAAAGTGAGCGGTTAGGCGGATTTTTTCACGCCATAGGATAGCATATCCTCTGCTTATGCGTGGCGTGGGCGTATTCTTTTTATTATTGTATGTGCTTCAGCTA